GCGTGGCGGCCAACCGGAGGAAGTGGCGCGGGCCATTCTATGGCTGGCGAGTGGGGAGGCATCGTTTGTGACGGGGACGTTTCTTGATGTGACTGGGGGGAAATGAGGTCTACCGCGGAAAATAAAAGCCCGGCTGAGGAGCCGGGACGGAGTCCCGTAAAAGTCACGCCCATGAAAAAGCCCAACTCGTAAAAGTTGGGCTAAGTCATTGAAAAATATGGTCGGGACGGAGTGATTCGAACACTCGACCCCTAGCACCCCATGCTGGGGACTGTAGCGCCACAAACTGTTGTTTTAAAAGGATAACCTACCTTTTTTAATGTAGCAAAACATCCGTCTTTTTGTGCTTACGCAAACGAAAACACGCGGCCTCCAGAGGAGGTTTTGCGCACCCTCTCCGGCGTTCTGCCGACCGCCCACTCCCCCTTAGACTGCTACGCTAATTCCATTGCCCAAGGAGTCGTCCAATGCCCCATTCAGACCTTCTTCCCTCCCTGCTATTCAAGATCAACGAGAACCAGCTAGCCCTCGAAGCGGCTATCGTGGAGCTGTCGAACTGGGTGGAGGCTCGGGGCTCAGCTGACATCGCGGACAACGTGCGCGGCGCCCTGGACACCATCGACAAGAACGAAGAGTTCATCAAGCTGACACTTGCAGTGCTGATGGCGCCTGAATGACCGCCATCATCTAGGCTCAACCAGCAGACAACGCTTTAACTCAAGGTTTAAGAGACTATTTTAAGGACATTGTGATGGCCATCGGGACATTCGAAGAAGAGCTGCGGCGGGCTCGTATAGATCTCGCGGCTGCCTCAGCAGAGGTTATGGCTTTGGTTCGTGAGCGAAAGGCATTCGGGGAGCTTTGGGAGGCCGCAAACGAGCGGGAGAGTATTGCTCGCAGAAAGATAGCGTCCCTGCTTGATACTTTGGTGGTCCGCTCAGAGAATTTCTGATAGCTGTTGATGGCTGCATTGGGCAACAAGCTGTCCGCCAATACAGCTCGTCGGCTCACCCTCGCTCGGGTCACATCGCCTCGATTACTGTATATCCAAACAGTATCAAGCAAGGCATGGTCATGGACCCGTATGAAATCGAAGACACCAGCGATTGGCTGGGCACCCCCACACCCTTGGAAATGTACAAACACTCCTGCCTTATGCTCGAGAACGAGGTGCAGGAGCTGACCACTCAGCTGAGAAAGGCGCGCCAGGACATCTTCGGCTTGATCGAAATGCACGCCGCCGAAGCCAAAGAAGCTGCACGGCTTCGGGCTGAACTGAAGGAAATTCGGTGGGAGCTGAGCGGCCAGTACCTCAAATATTCAAACCTTGATAACAGAACGAGGTCAGAAATAACGGCCCGAGATCGTCTCGTCGCCGAACTGTATCAGCGGCTGAAGGTTCATGAGGGCGATAGCCTTCCTGATTACATCATCACCAACAGCCAACCCGGGTGACGGACAGGGGGCAAGCATGTGCGGCGGAGTTGAAGCAGCGGACAAGAATCGGGCGTACGAGCGGGTCAAGGTGTATTTCCCGAACCCCAAGGCAGCGTTTCCCGTGATGCTTGAGGACGGGACCGATCTTGGGTGGGTGCGATGGGGCCGGCGCCGTGAAGAAAAAGGCACAGGCCCATCAGGGGGATGGGCGAAACTGGAGACAGTCGAGCGCGGCGGATGGGAGAAGTATCACCCACAACGAGCCCTGGGCCTGGTGCAGCGATACATGGAGAAGGACGGCGAGCGTGTATCCCACTGGTTCGATATGAACGAGGGCTACGGGCTGGAGTGCCTGGTGCTGGGCGAGGAGGAAAACCGGCGCGTGTATGTGGTCACCACCTCCCCTCCCACTGAGTTCGCCTGGATACATGACCGGTGGCCGATGATAGGACGGCTCCCCGGCCCGATCACTGACCCAGCGCTCTGACATACGCCTGGCACGCCTGCAGCGCGATCAACCCCCGGTCGCCGGCGTCGGTGATGGCGATAATTCTTTGAGCATGCGCGGGGTCAAGTTGGGCTCTTGTTCTTCCATGAACCACGCCGCCGGCGTCGGCGGTGGCAGGCACTGCGTTGCAACTGGCTGAATCCTGGTCGAGGAGGACTGACAGCCGGACATCAGCAGTAGCGAGGCGATCGCGCAGGCGATCTTGATTACGTTGGGCATCGGTGAGTGCTCGGTGGTGGGCTTGGTCACTGGCGGTCAACTGCTGTTCCAGGGTCAGGCGCTTGCCCTGCTCTGCCTGAACCTGGTCTGAGGCGGCGCTGCCGATCTTGGCCAGGTCGGAAAGATGGGCGTTGGCCTGCTCTGCCAGTCGGCCGCTGTACCGCCAGTCCTGCACCTTCCATGTCGCGCTTATCGCCAGGATCAACGCCACGGCCACACCTGCGATCAGGAGCTTCAGGCTGGCGGGATTCATGGCACGTCCTTGAAGAAGATGTGGTGCCCGAGGCGGAATGTCTCCGTGGCTCCCTTAGTCCACGCCGGAGGCTTCGGCATCGTGGTCGCGTAGTAGTGGGTCGCGCCATTGGTGACATCGGCCTCGGCACCGGAAATCACCAGATCCGCCGCCCGCTGGGCCTGGGCGAACTGCTTCGGCGGAATCGGCTTGGCGCCGCTCAGGTAGGGATAGTTCGGATCGTTCTTGTTCCAGCAACTGAACTGGTATGGCTTCAGGCAAACCCCGGCGTAGCCTTCGCCCCACCAGGAGCGGTCCTTGCCGTCGTTTACGCGGTTGCGGATCACGCAGGCCACGGCCACCTGGCCGGCGAACCCTTCACCCCTGGCCTCTCCATGAAGCGTGCGGGCCAGGATGTCCCGGTCCTTCTCGGTTGCGGTCATAACTTTTCTCCAGGCAAAAAAATACCCGCGCACCGGCGGGGTTCGATTCTGTTAAATCCGAATTGCTGTAGAATCCGGCAAAATTCAGGAGGCATGATGCCAATAGCGTCCAGTAGATCAGGAGCGATTCCAGCATTAACCGGGCTTCGGTTTGTTGCGGCGCTGATGGTGTTCTTTTCTCACTACCCAATAGCGGGGTTTGGAACTATTGCTGATCGAGTTATGGCGTCCGGCTACGCTGGAGTTACCTTCTTTTTTGTGCTGTCTGGCTTCATCATCACTTACAATTACATCGGCAAGTTCGAACTAAACCCTTTGCAGAACACGCCAGCATACCTGTGGGCAAGATTCAGCCGCGTGTATCCGTTGTATATCCTGACCATGCTGTTTGTCTGGCTACAGAAGGATGCGTCTTCACCAATCCTTATTTATCTATTCGCGGCGCAGGCATGGCACCCAGACGCAAGCGTCATTGGCGGGCTGAACAGCCCGGCATGGAGTATTAGCGTCGAGGCGTTCCTGTACCTCTGCTTCCCGCTCTTGATCCCAATGTTCAGCAGGGCTGGCGTCCTACGGCCGGGACCGAAATTGTTTTTGGCCGCGCTGACGGTCGTCGCCGCGCAGTTATTCATTGCTGGTTACCTTACTCTGCCGCCGCGCCATGACCTTCCTTTCACCGATCCAGACTCTGCACATCGATGGCTTTACAACTTCCCACTGTCGCGGATTCTGGATTTCATGCTCGGAATTCTGGCTGCCGCCTATTACTGTAAGAGCAAACAGAACGAAAGCCATACGAAATTGTGGAGTTACGTTTGCTATGGGTCTATCTTTGCCATCCTCTTATTGATGGCCTCAAGAGCAAACTTTTTGTCTGCGTTCAGCTGGGACGCCTCATACGCTGGCTTGTTTGCCTTGCTCATACTAGCGACCGCTGAAACTCAATCAAGCAAGCTGTGCAGACTTCTATCGACAAAACCTGTCGTACTGCTTGGCGAGGCGTCATTTGCATTCTATTTGATACATATCATCGCGCTACCGCTATTCGCACTGAACGTACAAAGATCATTCGCGGCAGGGCTGGCCTTTGAGTTTATGTTTCTTGGTCTTGTTATTTCAATGTCCCTCGGACTGCATCTATGTGTAGAAAAGCCATGTAGGCGATGGCTGATTGGACTGTTCAGGGAACGTAGCGTTGAAACAGTCCAATCGGCAAAGCCTGTTCGACCAGAACCTTGACCGCTAAGCAGGAGCTACCGGCCAATCTGGGGCCGGGGTGGTTACATCGACCAATTCAAGAGCGCGGTAGTACGCTTGCCATGACTTGGCATTAAGCGTTTCCTCATCCGTGGCGTTGCCCAGATTCAAGGACAGGACATAGGGCGTCATCGCCCGCGATGCAGCATCCTTTAGCTGGGACTGGTAATAGGTGTTGTTGGCCAAAATCTCCTCGGGCGAAGGCTGCCAAGGTACGGGAGCCGCAAAAACACCGTTGACATAGGTCCATCCATAAGCCGGCATCGGGTCCATATCGGTAATGTCGTGACAGTTGGCAACGATCTCGGCAGGCCGGCGGAGCTCAATTGGAATCTCCTGCCCGATCCGCGAGGGGTCACTCTCTTCGCGATCTGGATGTTCGTCATCATATGCTTGCGGAAGAATTACCTCGGCAACAATGCCGCCATCAACCCATGCGTAAGTTTTCATTTATGCGTACTCCTTGAGGATGGTGACGCCGCCTTTCCCCGCACCACCGTTTGTGGTGCCAGGAACTGAAGCACCGTTCGCAGCTCCAGAACCGCCCCCCCCGTAGCTATCTGCTGAAATTCCGGAGTTTCCAGTAGTCGGAGCGCCACTTGTCGCGGCGCCACCCTCGCCGAACTTGGAGGCTCCCCCTTTACCGCTAAGCGCGGTGGTTGAGTACAGAGCGAAGAAGCCCATGCCGCCGCGCGCGTTTATGTCACCGCCAGTGCCTAGACTGCCAGGAGTGATACCAAATGGGATGTTAGTTGCCGCCCCGTTAGCGCCAGTTGCACCTGGCTGACCACCCGGGGCTGAGATCACCCCTCCGATAGCGCTGGTTCCGCCGGCAGCTACAGCGCCGGCGGCGCCACCAGCGCCGACAGAAATTGTCGCACCGTGAAACGAAGCAATAGGAGCTCGCTTGAACGACCAGCCGCCGGCGGCGCCACCGGAGCCTGCGGAGACATTCCCTGCCCCGGTAGAAGCTGCGTTACCACCAGATCCGCCGCCGCCTTGCACCTCGGCCTCTGCAAAAACAGCATCCGGGTGCTTTGTAAAGGTCGAGCTTGCGTTAGTAAATGCGCCACCATCAACAGACGCCTGCAATGTGCCAGCGTTGTTGATGTAAATCGTGGTTCGCAGTAGGCGGCCGGAAGCCTGCCCGAGCTGCATGGCGTGCTGGGACTTGGTGGCCGGCGCGACTTGCATCGCCCCACCTGTGCTTTCCAGCAGAACCCATTTATCTAGGGTGACCGAATACACAACGGTGCATATCCCGTTCGCAACAATTTCGCCACCTTGAAGGGCGCCAAGACCGACTCCAACCAGCGCTTTTGCCACAAGGCCGTTGGGGCTGAAGGTGCTACCCGCCGTATTTGCTGTCTTCGCCTTGAAGCGAACCAGCAACCCGTTGACCAGTGAAGGAATCGCGGGGGCGTAGGCCACGGTGTAGACGTTGGCTGCCCCGGTGTCAGTACCAAAGTTTCCGGAACCACCCTGCGCGATCAGTCGAACGGACTGGAGCAGCTGCGTTAGGTCTACCTCGCTAGGGTCGAGCCCGGCCGCTTCGATAACATTCAGCACTTCGATCGTGACCGAGTTACCCCACGCAGAAGGAATCAACGAACCAGGCGTGCCGAGAACGGGATTCTCATCAACGAACTTGCCATCTACCAGCCCGACGCTGGGAACACTTTTCGGAAAATCCACGCTATTACCCCTCAGTCGTAATTGATGTGCACAACGGTGTGTGCCGGCGCCGGGCGCCGGATGGTGCATTCGAGCGGGTTGCCAGGGTTCGCCCCGAAGCGCTCCCCCCAGTAGCTCACACCGAATCGCCGGCCCTGCCGCTGCCGGCCGCCGGTGTTGAGCGTCCACATGAACTGTGCGTTCCAGGTGCCGAAGTGCGCCGAGCCAAAGCGAGCGCGGCCAAAGCGCGGCGCTCGATGTTCGGTGATCGTGGCGTTCGGGTAACCCTGGCTTACGGCGATCTCGATGAAATACGCCCGGCTCTGCCCGCCCACTTCAACCAGGCGCCTCCGGACCGCGAGCCGACGATCTTCGAAAGCAGGGTTGGGGCCCAGGCACGGATCAGGCAGGCCCATGATTGCCTCCCAGTCCGGGACCAGTTCGCTGACGCCGGCTGGGTCCATCTCGTTAAGCAGATCGACAGCCCTGGCATCAAGGCGCGAGAACTCGACGGACACTCCCGACAGCACCAGGTCTATTTCCGGGACCAGCTCTGGATCCCAGGCAGGCCCGAGAGGCAGCAGGCCGCGCAACTGACGGCGGTACTGTTCGGCAGTTCGCGCTACAGCCATGTGATGCCCCCAAAGGTCAGCAACTGATTCGCCGCGGCGGTGACGTTGGCCGCTGGCAGGGTCAAGGTATGGTCGGTTTCGCCTGCCGCGCCGCTGATTGCTTCGCGGATATGGCTGATCAACAGCGTGCTTCCCAGGCCCGCTTCACGGTCGTGCAGGTCGATCAGGTTGGCCGTGATCGCGGCGCGCACGGCGGTCGTGTCGGGCACCGGGTGGATGCTGTAGGCCACCGGCACCCGAACCGGCGCAAGAACGTAGAGCTCTGCTGTCACCGGACGCAGCGGCTCGATGTAGGCCCACACTTCGGCCAATTGCTCAGGGCTGGGCACCGGGTCAAGGTCTAAGTCACGCATGAGGAATAAACCCACGGTACCGGGCCCAAGGTAGTTGCCTCGGCACCACGCCCGGGTGACGCCTGGCACCTCAAGGGCCCATGTTTCGTAGTCATCCGCCGAGCCGCCATGCGGGATGACGCGGTACGACCTGACCACACGGGCCCGCAACGCCTCGACGCTTTCTTCAGCGATGCCCCCAATCAGGCCAGGCGCAAGCACAGTGAAGGCGTTGGTCACGCCTGACACGGGCTGCACCAAGGTCAGCGACAACCCCGCATCGGCGTTGCCCAGCGTTCCAGCGTCCACGGCCGCGATGGTAGTGGTGTTCGGCCCTGCAACGGTGGTCACGCCAGCAGTGACGCGGTAACTGCGGCCATCATCGGCCTGGAGCACCACGTCAGCGTCGAGCACAGCGCCAGCCGCCGCCTGGAAGCTGACTGAGCCTTCGGCAGATTGAGCGGGCTTTCGGGGCTGTGCCAGGCGCATCTGTGCAATGCGCTCCAGCGTCTCTTCATCGGCCCGGTCGGGGAGGATCTGCTCGGCAATCCAGTCGAGATAGCCGTACAGCCCGTATGCAGTACCCGCCAAGGTCCTGGCCAAGACCTGGGCGTCGGATCGGCGCAGCGCATCGCTGGTCAGGTCGCTTTGAGTGCGATCGACCAGCACCGGCAACGAGGGCGTTTCAAACGGCATAGATCACCTGCCAGGAAGGGGTGGGTTGGATTTCAAGCTTGGCGCCGGTGGTCAGCGTGAGCACGACGCCCAGGTTCAATCGGTTGATGTCGGCCCGGGCGCTGCTGATCGCTACGTCCAAGACATGGCCCTCATCGATGAGCCAGCGCAGCGCCTCGGCGGCGTAGTACTCGGCGTCTCGCTGGGTGGCGTCGGTGAGCTTCACGCGGCGCAACAGCCAAAGGCGGGAACCGATACGGTCGTCGGCGGATACGGGATAGCTGTCGCCCCACCAGCCGTACAATTCATCATCGTCCACCGGGTCGTCGGCTTCGGCCCGGCGCCAGGTGTACAGGCTGATCACCACTGCGCGGATCAGCGCGGCCTCGACAGTGCTCGGAATAATCATCATGCCCCCGGCGCGGGTGCACCGCTCTGGCCGCTGCCCGGCTGGGTGCTGGTGTGCACGTGGTGGATTTGGCTGATGCCGCCGGCCACCTGGTCGCCTTGCGACACGATCTGACCCGTCTGGGTGATGGTCGGCGTTTCGAAGTTCACCGCTACGCTAGCCTTGATGTTCAGCGTTTCGGTTTCGATGTCGATGATCCGGCCGCGTTTGAAGTGGATGCGGTCGCCCTCATCGGTGTAGATAGCCACTTCGCCGGGCTTCAGTTCCTGGATGCGATACCGGCGATCGGAAGCAACCAGCACGACTGCGTGCGAACGATCGCCACCAATGAAGGCCGTGAGCACTTCGGCGCCGGCCAGCGGGTTGCTGGTGTAGCCATAGGGCTCGAAGTGTTCGGCGTTGTCCTTCAGTTCGCCGGCGGTGAGCCGCATTTGAAGGGACTGCATTTTCTTCAAGGCGTCGACGAGCACCACGGTGCCGCGGGCCAGCATGTTTTTCACGGTCATTGTTTTGGCTCGTAGTCCGCGGGGATCAGGTATTCGAAGTTGTCGGCCTTGCCGCCCTTCTTCAATTTGCGGTTCTTGTACGGGTCGTGCGGTTCCGGCTCGTAGCTGTCCGGCGGGCCGACTTCCATCTTCGTGATCATGCCGGCGTCGGTAAGCGTGTAAGTCACCCGGGCGATCAGCATCCAACGGTCAAAGCCGATGATTGGGTCGATCACCCGAACCAAGATGTTGTGCTTCCACAGCGCCCCGTTGGTTTGCCGCCAGCCCTGCACGGTGTAGGTGGTGGAAAGGGCCTTGCCCATGCGCGTGCCGCGCTCCCAGTTGGCCCGGGCCTGGGCAAGCTCGTTGGTCATCTGGCCCGACTCCTGGATGATCAGCACCCGCTTGCGGGTGGTCCGGTCATCCGTCAGCGCCGCCGACACTTCGGCAGCCGCCTCCCCAAACTCATCGTCGGTGCCCGAGCGCTGGCCAAGCACCTGGTATTCGGAAAACACGCCGGAGAAGTCCAGCGGCGCGCCGCCGGTGAGGATGTTCTTGCCGACCTCCAGATGATCGAAGGCCCGCCCTTCGCTGCCAGGCCTGGCCAGCACCGCCATTCCCCGCGCATCGTCGGTGGAGAACACCCGAAACAGCGTCAGCAAGCGGTCAATGGATTCGAATGCCGTCTCGCCTGGCTCAATGGTATGGTCCGACAGCTTCGCCCCCTCGGGGATCTCGCTGCGCACGGATATCCCATAGGGCGCCGCCAGCGCCTTGACGATGGTCAGCACACTTTGGTTGTTCCATTGCCCTGGCTTGTTCACCGCCGCACAGTCCACCAGATCCGCCGTCAGCGAGCGGCCGCTGATCGTGGTCGTGATTTGCTTGTCGTCGTATTCGATCGGCGTGGCAAACACCCAGCCGGTCAGCACCAGGTCATCGCCGATACGTACCTGGCACTTCGCGCCCTGCCGGATCGGCACCGCGACGTCCTGCCCCGGCCACTTCCAGGTGATGTTCAGAGAGAAGGATCTGGCCTGATCTTCCAGGCCGGCGATAATTTCCACCGATTTCCAGCCGGAATAATCCAGACCGTCAACCGTAAGGCTGACGGTGTTTTGATCTTCGGCCATGGGTTACCTCTGGGCGATTTTGATCGGCGCCGCCGGAATGAAGCCCGGGTGCCGGATGCGGTTGCGCTGAACCACCTCACTGGAGCGGGTCGCGTCGCCGAACCGGCGGTACGCCAGCACCAAGGCGGACATCGTTTCGGGCGGCGTTATGTCCACCAGGCGCACGCCGGACTCCGCTACGGCGGTCAGGTGCTTGACCAGGGCCTGGCGCAGCGTGTTCAGCACCACGTAATGCGCCGAATCAGCCTTGAGCGAGGCCTGATAGATCGCCTCGTTGAGCCCGTCGCGCAGCTCGAGCACATCGTCGGCCACCGGCACCTCGGGGCGAACCAGCGGCAGGACCGCCTGCTGCTCGACCGAAGGGGTGGAGCCAGTCGCTACCGGCTGCGAGGCGATCGGCATTTCGCTCACGATGAGCGCGATCTGCACCAACAGCGCGTCCTGCACCAGGTTGGCCGTGGCCTGGGACGCTGCCACTGCATCGACGCCGCCCACTTGGCTGACGGTGTTGATGCTGGCAACGGCTTCGGTCTGCTGCGTGGTGGTGGCCACCGCGTTGCGGTAACTCGAACTGGTGTCCGAGAAGGCGCTGTCTTGTAGCGAGAAGTCGTTGAAGTAGCTGGAGAACAGCGACGACAGCGAGTCAGGCGCATTCATCAGCGATTGCACGAAGCCCGACAGGTTGGTGAACACTCCCACGAACGGAGCGAACTGCTGCTGGATCACCGCGTACACGTTGGACAGGCTGTTGCGCAACCTGATGAAGCCCAGGCGCGCCTGGTCGACCTTGGCCATGGCCGCCTTGTAGCGAGCCAGGGCCGAATCAAGAAGGCTGTCGGACGCTTTGACCACCTGCTGCTGGCTGTTGACCTTGGCTGTAGGAAAAGTCAGCGGTCTATCCGGGTAGAACGTCAGGTCCAAGCTGACCACGCCGCCGGCGGTCAGTTCGTGGGTCAGGTTGCAGTCGCCGACCTTGACCTGCATGCGGCCCAGCCAAGGGTGCACCAGTTCACCAGGCCCAGGGGTTTGCAACGCCTCCAGCAGCTTGTCACGCCGCTCGAAGCAATCGTCGCCGATCACCCACGCCGTCATGGTGTGGACCTGGGCCTGCTTGCCGAGCTGTTCGAAGTATGGATCGTCCCGTTGGGGGTATTCGTGTAGCTCTCCCTTCTGGCCGACCGGCACCGACGCCCGAGGGATCAAGAAACTGATCCCTCGGAACGACGCTGGCAACAGTTGCTTGCGCCAATCACTTGCCATGCTCTACCCCTTCATGACGCCCACGGTACGGGTACCGACGTTGGGCTTGATGTTCAGCCCGGGCTGGTTGGTTTTCGGCTGCTCGATCGTCGTGCCCGGCGGTGCGCCGTTCAGGTTGATGTTGAGTTCACCGTTGAGCTTTTGCCCATTGGTGGCAGCGGTCTGCTGTAGAAGCTGGTTGTTGCTGATGCCGAACGCCTGATTGTTCATCGCCTGGCGGGCCGCGACGGATTGCGCAGCGTCCGCCATCAGCAATTCACCGGTACCGCCACCAGCACCCGCGTTGCGCTTCTGCTGGGCTTCGGTGAAAGCGTTCACTTTGTCGGTGGCGTTCTGGATGATGCCTTCGCCGCCCTCCCCGCCGCCGAACCACTTCATGATTGGCTCGATGATGGGCCGCAGTTTTTCCCACAACTGCTTGAACCAGGCGGTGATGGGCCCCCAGTTGTTGATGATCATCCCCAGTGGCGACCAGTCGAACATGGTCTTGAGGTAATCCATCACCGGAGTTGACAGCGCTCGCAGCAGATCCCACACCGCGCCGAAAAACGTCGTAAGAGGCCCCCAGTTCTCAACAATCAAACCGATCGGGGTCCACTCGACGAACGATTTGAACCAATCCCAAACCGTGAGCATCGGGCCGAGCATTCTTGCCCACACTTCCCGAAAGAATGGAGCGACCTTTTCCCAATTGGCTACCAATAGGCCCGCCGCCATAGCGATGCCAAGTGCGATTAAGCCAATGGGTGTGGCGCTAAACGCAAAGCTCGCCAGCTTTATCGCCGTCATCGCAGTAAGACCAGCAGCAGTCAGCACGCCGAACGTTATTCCAGCGGCCGCGAGCCCCTTCACTAAATCAGGGTTCTGTTTAATCAGTTCCGCGACCCGACTCACGAAAGGTCGAATTGCGTCAACTACCGAGTTAATACCTGGCAACAAAGCGCTGCCGATAGACCGGGCGACGTTATCTGTGGCGTTTCGCAGAAGCTGAAGGTTGTTTGACGTCGTGGCCGCTCGCGAGTTGTATTCCGCCTCCATCGAGCCGCCATACTTCTGCGCGTCGCCGACCTTCTGCAAGTTGCTTTTCAACAAGTCCAAGTTCGTCAGCAAAGGGGAAATCGCTGTCACTGACTCCGAACCGAAAAGCTGCGTAAGCAAACCGGCTCGCTTTGACGGCTCCACTTTGGCTACGCGATCCAGCAAGTCGACGATGGTCCCTTGCGCGTCCTTCTGCATGGACACCGCGACCTTCTTCGAATCCAGTCGCAGGGATTTAAAGGCCTCCGCTTGGGATTTTGTAGCAGCCGACCCTTTGGTCATTGCCAGCATGAAGTTTTTGATGCCGGTAGCTGCAACTTCCTGCTCAACACCCACGCCAGCCATCGTGGCGCCGAGCGCCGCAATCTGCCCTGAAGCGAGGCCCGCAATTTCACCCAACGGGCCGATGCGCGTCACGATGTCGGAAATCTGCTTCGTATTCGCCGGGCCGGTATTGCCGAGATAGTTGATTTTGTCCGCCAGGCCGACAACTTCCACCTGGCTCATTTTGAAAGCGGTTCGCCACTTGGCCATCATGTCGCCGCTTTGCTCGGCAGTCTGATCAAAAGCGATACCCATCTTCACCGCTGCTTCAGCAAACCCCAGCAACTCGGCTTTGGCGATGCCAGCTTGCCCTCCGGACGCGACGATTTTGGCGATGTCCCCGGCAGCCATCGGCAGGCGCTCAGACATCCTTTCGATGTCGTCGCCCATTTCCTTGAACTGCCTGGGCGTATCAAAATTGACGACTTTCTTTACGTCAGCCATCTGGCTTTCGTAATCGATCGCAGCCTTGGCGCCCAGTATGAACGGGGCGGCCAGGACTCCGCCGCTTGCGATACCGCCGAAACTGAGCTTTCCGAGCCCGGTCTTCTCCAGGTTTTTCTTGAAACCCGCAACGTTTTTGCGAATGCCCGCCAGCGTCGGCGACAGCTTGTCGACGCCGGTGATCAACGCCTTGAGCTGGAACTTATCCGCCATCACTGCACCTGCTGGGCTGCGTTAATTCGTTGGGCGTGCTCTAGGGATTCGCGGAGCACATCCAGGGGCCTGGCCATCATCTGTTCGGGGTCAACCTTCCAGAACCAGGCCAGGTCATAGGCGGCTGCAATCAGGTCGCCGATGGCTGCGACGCCGCACTCATGAAAAAACTGGCGACCGCCCAGCTCAAGGTGTTCAAGTCGGCCAGGTCCAACTGGTTGACCGACGACGGCGGAATGCCGGCGCAGACCGCGATGTATTTCGCGGCGACGTCCATGTCCAGGCTGACTTCCTCGTTTTTGTCGATCTTGTAGGGCAGCGCCTTGATAGCACGTACTTCTTGCACGGTGGGCCGGCGCAAGGTGAGCTCGGTCAGCGGCTCGCCGTGGGCCTCGATCGCGACTCTCAGCTTTTCAACATGACTCATTGCCAGCTCCCTTTGATGCCGTCGAATTGCAGTTCAATGGTGCCGTCATCGCCTTTCGACGATGGCTCATCTACCAGGTAGGCCCCGGCCAACACGTAGACCGATGCGTTGCTGAACTCGCATGTAACGGTCATGTCGCGACCGTTGGTGAGTGCCTTGATCGGGAAGTTCGGGGTATGCACCGCCGTCACTTTCAACGAAGGGGTTAATGCCTCTTCCTTGTAATAGCCCGGGTAAACCGTTTCTCGTTTCACGTCCATCAGCGGGGCTTCGGCGCCGCCGGTGATAATCAGCTGTTCGCCATCCACTTTGACGTAGACGGTGCCCGCTACTTTTTGACCCATGGTCTGTGTCTCCAGAATGAAAAAGCCCGCACTGGGCGGGCTGGGTGTCGTGGGTCGGGGTTACGCCGCTTCGTCGTACTGCAGGCGGAACTGGTTGAGCAGCGCGAAGATGCGCAGGCCGTTGATGTAGTCCGGCGGGAACAGCACGTTGACCCGGCTAGGGTCTTGCGTGTCGCGCTCCACCACCAGGTGCTGCGCGAACAGCTCGGCATTTTCCACGTGGCCTTCCAGCTCGAGCTTGGCGTATTGCGCGATCAGCTCACCACGGATAACCGCCGGGGTGACGATCGGCTGGCCGGCGCCGAACGCGGTGCCGTCGCTCGCCAGCTTGTGACGTCCGTACTTGCTGGTGATCACGCTGCGCATCCGGCGAATGATGAACGCCGACTGGTGCATGGTCTCGCTGTCCAGGTAGGAGTTATCCGCCTGGCCGTAGGGGTTCTTCTGGTAGGTGGTGATCGAGCGCTGAATGCGCACGTAACCGCCTTCGTAATACGCAGTGGCGATGCCGTAGGTCAGCAAGGATTGACGTTCGGTCAGGGTGAACCGCTCGCTGGCCGGAGCTGGTTCCAGGCCCGGCAGGCTGCCGCTTTGGGTGGGTCTGCTGGCATCCGCCGAGATAAACACCGCCGTGCGGGCCGCCAGGGCTGCCGCTTGCACCCAAACCGGTTGAGGCACACCCGGCTCGACGGCCTGGAGGGTGACGTGCTGATCGTTGCGCGCCTGGCCTGCTGCAACCAGCGTGCCGATGGTGCCGCGCTTGGCGCTGTAGACGTGGCCGAACAACTGCTTGGCCCAGGACCAGCGGCCCGTGTTGTCATCCATCGTGTCTTTCCAGACGTTCAGGCTGGTCGTGTCCGACCACGGCATGCACATGAACTCGAACGGCTCGTCGCCCAGGGCCGCCACCGCGTCGACCTGATCCGGCACACCGACACCGCCAGTCATGGCCGTGGTGACCACGGTCAGGCCCGCCGGGGTCGTCTCGCCGTTGGACTTGCCCAGGCGGTTCATGGCAATGGAGATGTCGTTGCCGCTTTCACCGGTCCACTTGCAGGTCAGCGTCACCACGCCCGCCACTGCGGCGGCAGTTACCGGCAAGTCCGGCGTGGCGTTGATCTTCACCGCCAGGGCAGCAGCGGCTAGCGTTGGGGTTGCCGCCGAAGGCACGACGGACTGAACACGGGTACCACCAACGTACAGGTTCAGCAGGCCGGCCTCGGTGGCGGCGCCCGTGATGGTAACGGTGGCCGTCGCCAAGGCGCCGGTTTCGTTCTGCAATGGCAGGCACCAGATCTCCCCGATGGGATCAGCCTTGCGCCAGGTTTCGTACATCGCGGCGAGCATGGAGCCTTGGCCGCCAATTTCCTTCGCCAGCGCCACGCTGGACACCAGGACCAACTGACCGATGCTTTCGCTGGTCGCACTGTCGTTAACCTGACCGACGATCAAGCGGCGCATGGCCGACGATGCGCTGTTGGCCGCCGAGTTATCCATCTCCGCGTAGAACAACGGCACACGGATATCGGCCGGGATGTTGCTGAATCCGATAGCCATTATTGCGCTTCCTCGGCTTTCGCCGGCGTGCCGGCTTTGGTGGATGGGGCCTTATCGGCTTTGAGGGTCACGTCGCCATCGGCCTGGCGGCGACGCCACCAAGCGTTGTCCGGCACCTCTCGGCCTTCCTTCGGCAACAGGTCGCCGGCCTCCGGGTCGGGCACAGAGCGGCCAGAGGCCGGCACCACAGTGATGCGATTGGTCATGGTGTTACGTCTCCAGTGAATTGCGCTTCGATGCGCCCGTCCGGGCCGGGTCGTTGCAGGTTCGGGTCTGCTGGGTCGATGCAGTCCATTTTGATGTTTGCGCCGGTGAAGCCCGGCAGGCCGTCGAGTTCGTATTCCTGCCAGGTCTCTGGCGGGTCAGTCGGGCGGTTTCGGCCAAGCTGGAATTCCGAGAAGAAGGTGAACTGGTAAACGACCCGGGCGCGGCTGATGTGCAGCAACGCGCCCTTGCCGTACTCGATTCGGGTGTATTCCGGGGCAGGTTCCCAGCCAACCAGAGCCCGCCACAGCTCGGCGCGGATGTCGTGTAGCAGGTCGTTATCCTCTTGCCCGCGCTCGTCCGACGTAGCCAGCACAATCACCACGTTGAACTGGTCGGTTATGTCCTGGATGACCATGTTCTGCGCCTTGCTCGGTGTGGCCGCATCAGCCGTCGCGATGACGTAGGCAGCCGGTAACGCCAGCTGGGCGCTATCGACGACGGCATCCCAGTCGATGCCGCCCGCCACTCTGCCAGCAAAGGTCGGGCACCTCTCCCGGATATGGGAAACGATGGGGTTCAGTTTCATGCGTGGTCCCGTTGGGGCAGCGATCAGCCCAGGGCGGCGGCGAACGCTGCCGAGAGGATCGATTGAACTTGCGAGGCCGAATCCTGCAGGGCGTCGGCCATGTAGTTGTCGCGGGGTTTTATTCGCCATTCGCCTGCTGCCCGCTCGGCGAGCGCCGCGGCCCTGGCTCCCTTGGCCCGGCGATTGGATTTGCCTTTACCTTGGCCTGGCGCCAGCTTCCCAAGCTTTCGGCCTTTCTTCACACCGTAGTGCAGATATGCCGGGTAGAACTCTTCCATGGCCGACGTCTTCGTCGGTGATATCCGCACCAGGAACCCAGAGCGGGAAACCTTGAATGACACAGACTCGACCGTCGCGCCGGTCCGATTGATCGGGTAGCCCTCCTGGCCTTTGCCCAGCACCAGGTTCATCTGGGCGCGCTGGGTGATCAGCAGGCCGACCTTGCGCATGCCCGCCCGGATCTTTCGCTTGTCGAAGGCGTCGCGTTCGAAGTTGTCGAAGCCTTCGACGTGCAGGTAACCGTCGATCGAAGCGGAGTTAGACATAGATGCCATTCCCCGATTGAGATGGGCTCAGCTCTTCGACCTCCAGCAATGTAAACAACCGAGCGTCGTTCATATCGGTGGACCGCTTCACTCGATACAAAGGCGTATCCGGAACGACCTCGAACCCACCGGAGGTCAGTTTGCGGACGTGGACAACCTCGTGCGCATCCGTGATACCACGCAGTAAACGGATGGAAATCCTGTGGGTGATTTTCACGTCGGTCTGAGCGCCGTCAACATAGGTCGCCGTGCCGACGGGTTCAATTCTGGCCCACACACCCTTCAAAACGCTGAAGCTGGAATCCAATCCCATGTCGGGTGCGGGCGCATCCGTTCGGCGCCGAACCGCAACCCGGCGATTCAGCTCACCTATCGTCGGCTCACGATATCCCATGGTTCAGCCCACCTTAAATATTGACCCAGCGATGTGGCTTCCATAGCGCGCTCGTCGCCATCGGTAGTTCGGAAACCTGCGTCGTGCTCGATGTCACCGGCTCGCGATAGACATACCATTGACCGATCAGCAACAAAGCGCCCTGGGTAATCGCCGGCGTCATGATCAGGGCATTTCCGACCGGGTCAGGCAATGCACCGCCCGGGGCGACCAGCGTTCTATTGGTCCAGGTCTCGAAGGCACTCAGGGCGGCATCCGTGTAGCCCTGAATGAGCAGATCCTCGTCGTCGTGATCGACCTTCAAATGGGCCTTCACAACATTCAAATCAATCATTTTTTGGCACCAGCGCTTGGAGCTCTGGCTTCTTGGCATTCTGATCGAAAGAGATGTTTTTACCGGTCAGCCAGACGCGGAGCTCTTCAATCTTCATTTTCATCGGGTCAGTTTCCCCGCCTTCGCCGACAAGCGTTGCCACTTCCAAATGCTCGACGGCAACCAGCGCGCAGCGCTCCGATACCTCTTGTTCGCCACATTCGACTTGCACGACTTCATTCCCGTCGATAGCGAACGGGAAAGCCTTGGTCACTAAAATAAATGGCATACACACCTCCGGAGGCCAGGGTGCCCGAAGGCACCCCGGTCAGTTACGCTGCGCTGAGAGTCAGAACCTTCACGGCCTGGGAATCGACCAACATGCCGCCAACGCGCTTGGTGGTGTAGAAACCCACATATGGCTTGTTGGTGTAGGGGTCGCGCAGTACGCGGGTGCCGATGCGGTCAACGATGGTGTAAGCCCGCTTGAAGTCGCCGAACGCGATGGCGTTCGCGTCGGCAGCGATGTCCGGCATGTCTTCGTTTTCAGTGATGCCGTAGCCGAGCAGGCTCGACGGTTGTCCAGCCTCCAGGCCTGGGCGCCACAGGTAGTTGCCTTCGCTGTCCTTGAGCTTGCGCACGTAGGCGACGGTGAGGTTACCCATCATGAACTTGCCATTGGCACGGTAACCAGCCTTCAACGAGTGGATCAGGTCGATCAGCTTGTCACCGGTGAACGCACCGGCAGCACCGGAGATGATTTTTTGCAGGCTGCCGAAGGCGCGCACATCGTCGGCGGTGGTGAGCAGTGGGTAAGCCAGCAGGCCTTTCGGCTTGTTGGTGCCGTTTCCGAGCAGGAACGCATTGCCTTCTTTTTCCGAGAATTCGCGAGCAACTTCGGAGTTCAACCATTCTTCAGCATTGAAGAAAATGTCGTCCAGGCTGGTCTGGGTGGCTTGAGGGTTGGAGTAGATCTCACCCATGAACGCCGAGATCTGCCCCAACGTTGGGGTCCCGGTCGCTGGGCGCGGGTCGGTTTCACCCACCCACCCGGAGCCGGCGCCGCCCAACCCGACGAGACGCTTGTAGTCTGGCGAGCCGACGGTGATCTGGTTGCACACCTGGCGCATCGGCGAAGCATCTTTCAGCAGTTCGATGATGCTTCGATCCAACTCTTCCGGAACCGCGTAGCCGCCGTCAGCCTCGGTACCAATGTTCAAAGCTTTGGCCTGCAATTCACCCAGGCCCGTGTCGATGCCTTTGCGGACGAATTGCAAGAACGCGGTTTTGTGTTCGCTGGCCGCTTTGGTGCCGGTACCATCTGGACGCTTGAGGTCCGCCAGCTCTTTTTCCAGCGCTGACTTGAGATTGTCCAGTTCACCCAACTTCTCGTTGAGGGTGTCGACCTGGCCGGACAACTTGCCCTTCTCCGCCTCCAAGCCGTCAATTCGCTTGTCGTTTTTTTCCTTGAACTCGTCGAACTTCTTGCCAAGGGCATCGGCGACTTCTTCGATGTCTTTCTTTTCAACAGCCATGAGAGGCTCCTTACATTCGGTCAATCAGGGATTTAAGGGATTGCAGTGCTTCGTCGGCACCCGCCTCTCGCGGTGAAACTGCGCCGTAGCCCTTGGCCATGAAGGCCTTGGCCTGGGAGCCAGAAAACCCAACCTCTCGAAGGGCTCGCTCCACTTTGCTGGGCGGTGGTGTTTCACCGCGGGCCAGCAGAGATTTCACGTCGGTGATTCGGGCTTCATCGTTGGCTGGAAAGGTGACCGGGGACACTTCCCACAGGTCGATCGCTTTCAATATCCAAACGCCTTTCTCCCGGTCGTATTCGTATCCGTCTTCCTCGAGCAGATAGCCGATGGACAGCCCGGTCAGGCTGCCGGCCTGCATATGCCCGTGTGCTCGCTTGGCAAGCGGATCAGAGTCAACCAGCAGCCGCCCTTTCACGTACAAGCCAACGTCGTCTTCCCGCATTTCGGTGTAGATGCCGATCGGCTCACTCATCTGGTGCTGCCATAACATGGCTGGCAGGCGGCCCTTTTCTTTCCACCTGGCCAGGCTGGCAGCAAAGGCCCCACGCACAACCACATCGCTGTAACTGTCCACGACGCCGAACACGGACCCGTAGCCTTCGAACTCGCCGCTATCGCTGACCGACTTAATGGTCAGCGGCACGTCAAGACGCTGTTTTGTCTGCATCGCCGGCAGCCTCTGGTTTGGTAGTCATGTTCATCGGAGTGAGGTAGATATCGCCGCCTTCACGAGGGTTTTCGTCTTCGAGCTCGCGACAGTCGTTGGGGCTCAAAATGCCCCACTGGATGCCCTTGCCGTAGGATTCATAACGCCCCTTCAAGTCACCGCGCATGAGTGCGCCCGCGTTGAACTTGGCGTAATGGGTCAACCGGTCTGTTTCGTTGAGCAGGCCCACCTGAATGCGGTGCTCGATCCGGGTCATGATCGGAACCAGCGAGTAGTTCACGAAGCTCATGCCCATGTGCTCGATATTGTTCAGCGTCATTTTTTCCATGCTGGCCACTAGGTGCGGCGGCACGCGGAACAGCCCGCAGATCTGAGCCTCGGTCATCTTCTTCGACTCGATGAACTGAGTATCCTGGGCGTTCAAGCTGATGGGCTTCCACTCCAGGCCCATCTCCAAAATCATCGGCTTATAGGCATTGGCAACGCCCATGTGCTCGCCCTGAAATTCAGTCTTGAGCCTGGTGAACGCTGCGTCGGACAGCTCCTGCCCGGTCTGCAACACGCCGCTTGTGACCGCGCCGTTGGTAAACAACTTGGCCGCATGCGTGTCCATGGCCTGACCCAGGCCAAGTGCTTGACGGGCGTAGGCGATAGGGTTCAAGCCGTTCAATCCATCGAGCGTAAACAGCCGTACGTGCCAAATCTCGTCCTGCGTTAGGACACGAGTTCCGCTTTTGAAATTAACGGTGTACTCAACAGTCCAGTCATCCTTCAGCTTCGGGGTGACCTGATCAGGATTGATCGGCAACAACTCGACCACGTTGCCCAGCGCAACGACTTTGTAAGCAAAGAAGTTCCCCCGCAGACACAAGCAGGCCACGAGCAGCTCCCAAAACTCCTGGGCGGTCATGTACCCGTTCGGGGCCATGGTCAGCAGCGGATACAGCCGGTGCGTGGTGGCCGGAAGCCTCACCCGGCCTGTCTGTTTTAGAAGGCGGCACGGAAGCATGCCTATGGATTCGGCCAACACCCGAACGCAGTTGAAGACCACCAGTTGCTGCAGCGCGCTGGTGGTTGTGACCCTCTGCCCTGCATTGGTCTCGTACCCGGCGCCCAGCGCCTGCGCCAGCTTCTCAGGCGTATCGATTATCTGGGGGTCGCCCTTGATGCCGAAGAACCGGCCGATTGTCTTGAATAGCGACATTAGAGCTTCCTGATTCCGTGTTTCGTGATATGGCCGGAGAGCGTTTCCTCGGGATGCGCATTCGCCAGGACGCGACCAATCGCCATAATCAAGGCGACGGCGCCGTCGATTTTGTTGTCTTCGCCTTGCTTGATGGGCCTGACCACGTCGTCGTTGCCCGGCAGGAACTTGCCGATGACGTTGGCGATACACCAGGTCATGATGGGATTCCCGTCGTGGTGGAACCGGCCGGCGGTAATCGCCGCTTCCAGCTCCTTCATCGGGTCGCTCATGTTGGTGTAGTTCTGGGTGATGGTGACGGGGTTGAGCCCTTCGTCATCAAGGTCATGGGAAAGCCCGGTCGCCCCGTGGGGGTCAATTGGGCATTCCCGGACAGGCGCCAGATGATTCGCCTCTTTGGCCTCGGCAAGAATCTCGCGGTAATCCACCTCGGCGCCGTCGGTCGTGAGCAGGTGCCCGGTGTTGATCCAGGCTTGGAACCGCTCAGCCATCCGCCTGTTGTCGGTGTCGTTGGCTGTATCCTCGGGCACCCAGAACTTAGGCGCGATCGAGTAGTAATGCGTCTTGCCGTCGATGACGCGCCAGAACAGGCGAGCCATGGAGTTCATATCAAGCTTGCGCGCCAGGTCGAAGCCCAGGATGCATTCCTGCCCTTCGAACATCTCCAGGGTCAGCGTTTTGTCTTCACATGACCGCCAGGTTTCGACGTTGAAGAAGCCCGCCTTTGCACTCACCCACAGGTTGAGGTGCTTGGTTTTGAACGTGTTGGTGAATCTTGCCGAGCGAATTGCGCGGGCCAATTGGCTTTCTAGGTATTCCTGGAACACCGATACGCCCATGCATGGGTTGGCCTTGGCAAGGTTCTTCGGGTCGGTCCAGTCGTCGCCTTCATCCAGGGTCCAGATGTAGCCGAACAACTCTGGATCGGGCACCGTGCCGTTGAGCATTTCCAGCACCTGGCGACGCTTGTCGTAGCAAGGGCCTTCGATGTTCGCGCCGGCGGTGGTGATGATGAACATCAGCGGTTGCCGACGCGCCCCCATGCCGGTCAGCATCGTGTCGTATTGGGCGGCGCTGTCGTGTTCGTGAAACTCGTCGATGATCGCGCAGGATGGCGACGCACCGTCGCCCGGGTTGCCAATCAACGGCTCGAAGCGACTGCAATCCGAAGGTATGTTCATGTTTGAGGCGTTCACCTCGATACCGGCCGCCTCGATCAACATCGGCGAGCGCATGACCATCAAGCGCGCCGGCCGGAACACCTCCCAGGCTTGCTTCTCGGTGGTCGCACCGGAATAGACTTCGGCGCCGAACTCGTTGTCGGCAACGAACATGCCGATGCCCACGCCGGCGGCGATGACACTCTTTCCGTTCTTACGAGGGACTTCCCAGTAGCTTTCCCGGAACCGGCGATGGCCACCCTTCTTCTTTACCCATCCGAACGTGCACGCAAGGCCGAACAACTGCCACGGTTCCAGCGTGATTAGCTGCCGCTTGAACGCCCATTCGCCTTTGGTGTGCGGCAAAAGCTGCATCAGCTTGAGCTTTTTTTCGGCTTTCTTCGGGTCGAACTTGTACGGAAACGACTTGAGCCGGCTCGCGGCGACGTCGTCGAAGTGACGCTGAATGGACTGATGAATGTATCGGCAGGCTGGAAACTTGCCTTTCAAAACGGTTCTTGCCCAAGCCATCGCCTTGTCGACGTTGGGGTGGGCGGTCTTGGCCATCAGCTACTCAATAATTTAGCGAACTCGTTGGTTGAGGTTTGCTTGTTTCCGCCAATGATTCGGGTGCGGCTGGAGGGATCCAGGCCAAGCAACGACCCAAACGTCACCAGTTGGCGCATCGATTCGTTCGCCGCAGTTAGCGCGGGGTTCTTCATCGGGCTGCCCTGGGCAGACTCGACGACGATTCCGAACTGCTGGACGGCCTCTTCAGCCATCCGCCACTTGTCATAGGCGGTGCAAAACGCCTCGACGTTGTGTAGATCGGTGAGCGCGACGACGTGCTCACGGAGCAATTCCGGGATCAACATCCGCCACATCGTGGCCGCGCGATCGCTAAGCCATTCCGGCGGGTCGATATCCGTCACCGTGGAAAACTGCGGCTCTGCTGTGTTCAGCGCACGCTTGCCGGGATTTCCGGCGAGTGCTTTTTTGGCCGTTGGCTTGGGTTTGCGACCACGGCCGGCGACCGTGGCGGTGCCCCCCATCGCGCAACTCCTGATTTTTTAATTTCGCGGTCGTGAAAGAAAGGCTGGGCGGACGGTCTAGAAGGCAAAAGCCCTGGACTTTTGACCCTCCCCCTCCCCATGGATGGGAATTTCTCTCATTTAGGCCATTTTCCGGGCACTTTGCACGGTCAGCGCCTCGGGTTGCCCCAACCGCCGTCCTCACGGGCCGTCTTGCGGCTGTGGCAGCTATGGCACAGCGACTGCCAGTTGTTTCGGTTCCAGAAGATCGTCGCATCACCCTTGTGGGGCACGATGTGGTCGACCTCAGTGGCAGCGACCACCTCGCCCTGGCGCTCATGCTCAGCACACAGCGGGTTGCGAGCCAGGAAGCCCTTGCTCGCCTTCTGCCACTTGTATGTGTAGAGGCGCTGGGTGCTGCTCTCGCGCTTCTTGGCAGCCTGGCGCTCTGCCTGTGCCGTAGCCAAGCCGATGTGCTGATCGCAATACCTGGGGTTGCGTGTGAGCGCACGACACCCCAACGCAGCGCAAGGCTTCTGCGGTCTTGGTGGCATCGATTGCTTCCTGTTCGGGGTGGGCGGTGCATTCACAGCGGGTGGTTATTGACCCGCTCGGTTAAGTGCTTCGTCTGCTTTGTCGGCTGCCTGGGCGGCGGTGGTGGCTGCCTTTGATGCCTTATCAGCGGCAGTGCCCGCCTTGCGAGTCAGCTCCTCCAACAACCGATCACGCTCATTCATTGCTGTGTCATAGGCGTTGCGGATGTCCTGAACTTGGCTGCTCTGCTTCTCCGCGAGAGACCAGTAAGCGGCCTGGTATCCAAGGACAGCGCCGCCGCCTACCAACAACACGGCGATGGCCCATACCTCAGTGCGCCTCCACCAGCGGCGGGCGATAAATTCCAATGCGCATCTGTCCATCAGACAGCTCCTCCAAGCTTTGTCCGCAGGCGGTTGATCTCGTCGCTCTGCAGCGTCACGCGCTCCGTGAGCTGGGCGACCTGGCTGGTCAACGCTTCGATCTTCCCTTCCATGCGGCCAACAGCGGCGGCCAGGTCATTTCGCTCTTTCGCGAACTGATCGGCGCGGGCTTCAGCTTCCTTTCGGGCGGTACGTTCGGAGTCGAGTAGTTCGTTCAGGCGGCGGACGGTGCCGATATCAGCGTTATCCATCGCACGATCGGCGGCATCTTTGGACAGAAACTTGCGCAACCACAGCAGGCCGCCAAGCACGACGGTGGCGCTACCGCCAAGCCAGGTGGCTGTGCCTGGACCGAGGTCAGTAGGATCCATCCGATGCTCCAGAAACGAAAAAGCCCCGCACGGTGGCGGGGCTTAAAATTTATGGTCGTCTCTCATAACGCGCAAGATCGACATGATGGGGCTAATTTATGACCATTCCGCCACTACGTCAAGCGGCGTCGATGAAGATCTCCTCTTTGTCGAAAATCTCGGTCGCATGGACAACGGCGGCCTCTTCCAGCGACTCAAGACGCTTGGCGATACCAGTCCTCCAACGGCGCCGCGTTGACTCCGGCTTGCCTTCCACGTCCCAAGTGTTCATGTCGTAGAACTCGGCCGGCAATACGATCATGTCGGTGGAGCGCTTACCCGTCTGGACACCCTTCAGCTTTGGAATTGCCCATGCGGTGAGCGCCTTATAGATGAACAGTTGAGGCGCCGGTGATGTGGTTCGGGACACAAGGCGACCAATGGCTGCGACCTTGTTGCCCTTGTGCGTCGAATACTTGGCCACCAGCACATCCCACTGCGCTGGATCGAGCTGACGGTGCAGCAGCGCATAAAGACAGCAGTCGTAATCGAACTTGTCCCGCGGCGATAACGTGCTGCCGGTGCCACCCTGGCGCAGGTCGGCGTCGATCAGCTTCTGCCAGGACTGTTTGGTGCTGTTGTCGATGTTGTCGGCGGCCAGCACCCGGACCAGTGTGCTCATCACGTCTTTATAGATGGCCATGATCAATCCCCCTTGTAAGACGAGCGGCCCGGGCCGCGGTTATTGCTCTTTTGGTACTCATCAACGATGCAGCGCGCCGGGTTCTTGCCGACCACCACCTGCCGACGCTCCCGCCGAACCAGAATCCCAAGCTGAATGACCAGTTCCTCAATCAGAAGTGGCTCAAGGGTTTCAGCATGTACAAACCCCGAAGAGTGGCAGCCGATGCACTCGAGCTGATGAAACACGCCCTGGATCAACCCAGCGCCATGGCAAGACGGGCATTCCGTCATCGGGATCAGGCTCCGCACAAAGTCAGGGCGGCGGGACGTCTTCATACCGCCACCATGAGCTTGCGGTGCAGCGCATGGACCAGAACGCCCTGCCCTGGGTTGTTGGCAATCTGGATCTCGAAACCGTCCTTCATGGTGATGACCAAGTGATCGTTCTGGTTGTAATTGGCCAGGCGGATCGACGCCACGAAAGCAGGGTTTACGGCGAGGCCGGTGTTGTAATCGAGCAAAACCATCATTTTGAAACCTCGCCATTAACAATGTCAGGAATAGCCGTGCAGCCCGTGCCGTTACTGGCTTGCGCTGGGTTATGCGAATCTTCAAATTGGGCGCCTGTCAGGTTGTGAATCGCCTGAAAGCCGCGCCCATCTAACCAACCGTGCCACTTCTCCAGCGCCTTCAACCGCTGCTCCCGGGCCTGGGTGTTGATGTAGGTCGAGGCGATCTTGCCCAACGAGTGGTTGAGCAGCAGCTCGCCGATGTGGCCGTCGATCCCGAGGTCAGTCCAGGCCGTGCGCGCCACCTTGCGAAGATCGTGGCTGGTCCATTCACCCTGGCCCAGACGCGTGAACACGGCACTGGCCTGGCCCTCACTCAGCGACCGGCCACGGCGCGACGGGAACAGATAGATGCCCTCATAGCCGCTGGCGATCTGGGTGGCGCGGTACCGGGTCAACAGGGCCTTGGCCTGGGCCGTCAGTGGCAGGCGATGCTCGGTGCGGGTCTTGGTGTGCTCAGCCGGAAGGAACCACTCGCCATCGGCCAGGGAGATATCAGGCCAGCGCGCCATGCGAGTCTCACCAACGCGGGTGCCATGGCAGAGCATCATCAGCGCGAGCATCGCCTCGTCGGGCTGCTCCTCGAACCGCTCGGCCAGGGCCGGGACCAGCTCCACCAAGTGGACACCACGCAGGCGGGCCGCCTTGGGCATGATCTTGGCCTTGGTGAAGTCCACGAACTTCAGCCCGGCCACCGGGTTGGTGTCGATCAATCCCAACTTGTGCGCCTGGCGGAACGCGACCACCAGCAGGCCGAAGAGCTGACGCACGTAGGACAGCGACAGCACTTCCTGAGCGGGCCACATCAGCAGCTTGTCCAGCACCGGCGCCGAGACTTCACGGATGGGCAGACTGGTCAGGCGCGGCCGCAGGTGGCAAGCAATGGCCGACTTGGCGCCGGTCTTGCGCTTGGCCGACAGCGAGCGATCGCGCGCCATCCGGTCGCCGTACCAGTCCAGCAGTTGACCAACCGTGGACAGACCGCCCAGGGCTGCGGTCGCCGATGGATCGTGCAGCAGCCGCTGGCGCAACGCGGGCAGCTCGGCCAGCACCGCCGCCGCGCCCAGGTCAGGAAAGCGGGCGATCAGTTTCCACGCCTTGCCCTTGACCAGGTACCAGGAACCCCGTTGTCGGTCCTGGCCGAAGCGCAGATACAGGCCAGGGTGTCGTGGGTCGCGCAGGTCATGCACGGCCGGGTCGGCGGCCTGTCGGCGGATCTCGGCATCGCTGAATTTCACTGCGCGGGTCTTGCTCATGCCGCAACCCTCGTTGGTGGTTGGAGCAGATACGCCCGGATCGCTTCCAGGGCGTCGATGTGCCCACGGCAAACGATGGCCAGATAGCCTTGCTCGGTCAGCGCCTGGATGTAGGCGTCCTGGCTGGCAGAGACCGCCGCGTCGAACGGCGGCATGGCCTTGAACTCGATGTACAACCCGAAATACCCGCCGCGGGCCATTGGCAGAACCAGGTCAGGAACCCCGGCCTTCACGCCCTGCTCTTTCAGCTTGATCGCCACCAGCTTGTGCCGGTGCCCGCCGTTCGGGACGTGGTAGATCAGCTTCGCGGCCGCCGGGTAACGCAGGGTTACCTCCTTCAGCAGTGCGGCCTGCTCCAGGCCTTCGCGGTCGATTGACCTGGCGCGCTTCGGCTTCAACCCAAACGCCTTCATGCGGCACCCTTTACGGTCAGGATCCCGGCCCGGATCAACGCTTCGTGGGTTTCGGCAATGGCCCGCGGCATGTCCGCCCACTCAACGTCGCCGGCGGCCCGGCCGTCGATGACATCGTGGCAAGCGCTGCAGGCGTAGACCGCGACTGTGTCGAAGCCCTTCATGCCCATGCCCTTCTGTCCGCACGGCAGATGCGCCAAGACGGTAGTTTCCGGGTTGTGGTTGCAGATGCCGGGCATACGCACGGCGCAGTCCTGGCCGTTGGCCGAGGCCCGGAGTTTCTTCGAGGTCACCTTCATTCCTGGCCCCTCGCCCGCTGCTCCAGCTCGATCAGCAACTCGAGGAAGTGCTTAGCCTTCTCCAGATCAGCAAGGCCGCCCTTGTCACGCCACCGAGTCACGTACTTGATCACGCTGCCTTCGGCAAAAGGAATGCCGTTGGCATGGATGTATTCGATCGGCTGGATATTCAGTGATTTGTAATGACCACCAGCCACTTGGGTATCTAATGCGCTCATTGGGATGCTCCGGCGCGGATAGCGCGCAGTTTGGCCAGGGCCTCGTTGCCAACTTCAGGGGTACGCTTTGCTTGGGGTCCTGCCAGCTCGGCGGCGGGAATCGGTCCCAGAGCCTCGCCTTTCCAGATCTTCCGGCACTGGGCCAGGTAGTGCCGCTCGAAGCTGGCGAGACCCAGTTCGCGGGACAGCAGCGGCAGGCTGTGGAATCCGGCGGCGGCCGTGGCGTGATAAATGGCCGGGTGCATCCACTTCGCCGAGGCGCGCATCGCCGGGTGGCAATTGCGCAGGCCCTGGGCGTAGGCCTTCTCCACACTGGGCAAGCCCAGGCCTTCAGGCGCGAAACACCAGCTGACGAAGACGCCGGGCGCCGGCACAAATGCGACCTTGCTCGCGCTCAGTACCCGCATGCCGTGGTCGATCTGCTCCATTCGGGTGATGCCCGAACGCATGAACTCGCCCAGCCATTCCAGCTTCGCGGCGTTCATCACCGCCTCGGTTGGCCAGGATTGACGCCAGGCTCCGCAGGCTCCACGCAACCGCAGGAAAAGATCGTCGATCACGACCTTTGTCGCGGGGTCGACTTCAGCGACAACCGGATCGCTGGGCGGCTGATACGTCACATCAGTTCGGCGAGTAGCGATCAGCTCGCTGACGTGGGTTGGGGTTTTCACAGGCGCACCCCTTTGGCGGTCCAATCGCCGGAACCGTCAATGTCATCGGCAGGCTCGCCACGCTTCACGGCGCTGTCACGCTTGATCCACTTCGCCAGGCGGTAACACCAACCACTGTCCGAGTCGCGGGTTTCGCTCTTGGCGATGAAAAAACCCTTGAACGACCCGACCGTTTCATCGGTGACGGCGTTGAATTTCAGGCCCATCAGGTGGAGCTGGCTTTCCAACTGCTTGGGGTTGTATGCCCATTCGGCGAACATGGAAAAGCGTTGACGCGGATCGGTGCCATCGAGGGCTTGGCCGTCCTGCTCGGCAACCACATCGGAAATCTCGCGCTGCAGCTGCTGTTCGGTTACTTGATGGTTAATTGACGTATTGGGTGCAGATTCTGCACCCCGTTCTGTCTCAGGCT